AAAAGATTTATCACGAGGATAAAAATATTTATTTGCCATTATGAGAATACTAGCAATTACAACTAAGTTTAGTGGGGTAGGATATCATAGAATAATGATGCCTTTAGTTAATATGAAAAAGGATTATTGTATGATAACCGATACAATCAATGAGTTAGTATTTGATAACAATTATGACATTGTAATTTTTAATAGATTTTTAGCTTCTACAGATGCAAAACTATTAATTAAGATGAAGATAAAATATAACTTCAAACTAATAGTAGATAATGATGACTATTGGGTTTTACCACCTTCGCACGTTCTTGCACAAAGATATAGAGAAAGTAATATAGCAGAAATTATTACAGAGTATATGAAGGTTGCAGACCTTTGCACCTGTACACACGAAAGATTAGCTGAAGAAATATACAAGTTTAATACTAATGTAGAAATAATCCCTAATGCATTGCCATATGGAGAAGAACAGTTTCAGGATAATAAAATAGAATCAGAGTTAGTTAGATTGTTTTGGGCAGGTTCAGGTACTCACGTTCCTGACTTAGATATATTACGCAACCCAATGAAGAAGATTAACTTTCCTGTACGCACAGTCATTGCAGGTTATAATCTAGGGGAGAAACATTTATGGGATAGAATGATTGGGGTGTTTACTAATGGATTAAAACTTAACCCTACTATCTATGACTATGCAGATGTAAGTAATTATATGGGTGCTTATGCTGATTCTGATATAAGTATAATCCCTTTGGTAGAAAATAAATTTGGTTCTATGAAATCAAACCTAAAGGTATTAGAGACTGCAGCAAAGAAGAATCCTGCCATAGTTAGTAACGTACACCCTTATAAAGATATGCCTGTCTGCTATGTAAACAATCAACAGGATTGGTACAAATGGATTAAGCTATTGACCTTTGATGAAGCAGCACGAGTTGAATATGGTCAGAAACTATTTGATTACTGCAATACGAACTTTAACCTGCACACTATAAATAACAAGAGATTTGCTATTTATAATAAATTGATAGGCAATGCCAATAATTAAATGCAGTAACGGAAAATTCAGAATTGGGACAGGTTCGTGCATATATGACACACACGAAAAGGCTGCTGAAGTATGGGCAGCTATTTTAGCAGGTGGTAAATATGTAGCTAAAAAGGTCAGCTATGACTATGATGGTGTATTAAGTACAGATGCAGGTAAAGAAAAAGCAAAGAGGGATATTGCATCAGGTAATTTAGTTTATGTTATTTCAGCAAGAGGTGATAAAGAATCTATGTTAGGTACTGCAAAAGATTTAGGCATTCCATTAGATAGAGTTTATGCAACAGGTTCTAATAAATCTAAGGTAGAAAAAATAGCTTCATTAGGCATTGAAATACATACAGACAATAATCCTGATGTAATAGAACAAGTAAATGCATTACCAAAAGCAAGAGGGGTTAAATTTTAATTATGGAATACTTTGTACAATTTGGTAACTTTAGAATATCATTAGGAATATTAACAGAAACAATCCAATTAGGTATCTCAATAGGGTATTCAGTAGATGAGTTCGCACAATTACATAAGAGTTTAAACATAGGATTCATATTCGTATCTTTGAACTTTATATTAATGAATGAAGAAACACACTAAACTATATTTAGATTACTTTGGTTATGGCATAGAAGATTTTATACCTTGTGAATCTTGTGGAGCAAAAGCAGTAGACATACACCATATAGAAGCAAGGGGAATGGGGGGTGATAAAAAGGCTGATAATATAAATAACCTTATGGCACTATGCAGACAATGTCATTTAGTAATGGGAGATACTAAAACACATATGGAATATTTAAAAATTAAACATAAAGAAAAACTAAATGGAAACAATTAAAGTAGTAAAGATTACCGACATTAAAGGCAATCCAAATAACCCTAGAATAATAAAGGATGATAAGTTTAAAAAGCTAGTTGAAAGCATTAAGGCATTTCCTGAAATGGTTAATGTCAGACCTATTGTAGTAAATACAGATATGATTGTATTAGGTGGCAATATGAGATTAAAAGCTATGAAGGAAGCAGGTTGGAAAGAAGCACCTATACAAATAGTAGATTGGGATGAGCAAAAACAAAAGCAGTTTATAGTAAAAGATAATGTAGGATATGGAGAATGGGATTGGGATGACCTTGCAAATAATTGGGATGCAGAGGAATTAGTTGAATGGGGATTAGATATACCACACTTTGATGCAAAAGTATTAGAGGCAGAAGAAGATGATTTTGCTGCACCTGAAGGTGGAATTGAAACAGATATAGTATTAGGAGATTTATTTGAGATAGGCGAACACAGGTTGCTTTGTGGGGATAGTACAGATAGCGACCAAGTGGCAAAGCTAATGAACGGACAAAAGGCTGATATGGTATTTACCGACCCTCCTTATGGGATGCATCTTGATACTGATTATACAAAGCTGCCAGAATCTCCTAATGGTGCAAAACCATTAAAGCACGAAAAAATAAAGGGCGATAGTAATGATTTTAGTGAAGAATTAATAAATACAATATTTAGTCATTTTAATAATACAAAAGACATCTTTATATGGGGAGCAGATTACTTTGCAGAACTATTGCCAAATAAAAATGAAGGTAGTTGGATAGTATGGGATAAAAGAGTTGAAGAACGATTTGATAAAATGATAGGTAGTGCATTTGAATTATGTTGGTCAAAAAGTAAGCATAAAAGAGAAATAGCAAGATTTAATAATACCTTGTTTAGTGGGGAAGCAGATGCAAGAAATAAGATTCATCCAACACAAAAGCCTATCAAGTTAGCTGAATGGTTTTTTAATAAATGGGGAAAACAAAATGATTTGATAGTAGATTTGTATTTAGGTTCAGGAACTACAATGGTAGCATCTCAACAACTTAATCGTAAATGCTATGGAATGGAATTTGAACCAAAATATTGTCAAGGAATAGTTGACCGAATGAAAAAACTTGACACAACATTAATTATTAAAAAGAACGGAATAACAATATAATAACAAAGAAGGAAATAAGAAGATATGGCAAACGAACAAAATCTAATCCCTGTACAAAAGGGCGAGATAAGAAACCCAAATGGCAGACCTAGAAAGTATGTAAGCCTATTAAAGGAGCAAGGATATAAGCTATCAGAGATTAACGATACAATTCAGGTGATGATGTCAATGGATATGGATGAACTTAAAACAGTATGGGATAATCCAAAGGCTACAATATTAGAAAAGACTATTGCAGCAGCTATGCGTAAGTCATTAGAAAAAGGTAGCCTGTATAGTTTAGATACATTACTTACAAGGGTATACGGTAAACCTAAAGAACAGATGGATATTAAGTCAGATAATAAAATTGAGGTTATCTTTGTAGATGGCAAAACTATTCTGTAATGCAGATATTTTTACCAACACCACATATTAATCAACAAAGAATCCTAGAATGTGATAAACGTTTTAGGGTTGTGATGTGTGGTAGAAGATTTGGTAAATCAGAACTATCACAGATACTTTCTGTTACATATGCCGTTAAAGGCTATTCAGTTGCTTATATTACCCCTACTTATGGATTGGCTAAGGTTTTCTTTGCTAAACTAAATGAATCCCTAGAATTGCCTAAAAACAAGTCAGATTTAAGAATAGACTTTCCTAATGGAGGACAAATAGAATTCTTTACAGGGGAACGATTAGATAACCTTAGAGGTAGAAAGTTCCATTTGGTTATAATAGATGAGGCATCATATATCCCTGACCTTGAATCAGGATGGCAGAACAGTATCAGACCAACGCTAACCGATTACAAAGGGAAGGCAATCTTTCTTTCAACACCTAGAGGTAAGAACTATTTTTATAGCCTGTTTATGAAAGCAGGTGAAAATGATTGGGCATCTTTTAAGTTCACGAGTTATGATAATCCTTTCATAGACCCACAGGAAATAGATGAAGCTAGGATGCAACTGCCAAACGTAGTTTTTGAGCAGGAGTATATGGCTAACCCTTCAGAGAATAGCGCAAACCCATTTGGTAATCAATTTATTATAAACTGCACTAAGCCAATTAGCAACCAACAAATAGTTGCATTTGGTATTGACCTTGCAAAGTCTGTTGACCATACAGTAATAATAGGGTTAGATAATGGGGGTAACGTGGCTTATTTTGACAGGTATCAAATGGATTGGCATAACACTAAGGAGAATATAAAGAGGCTGCCTAGATGCCCTATATTGGTAGATAGCACAGGTGTAGGAGACCCTATACTAGAAGACCTGCAAAGGGAAGGTATTGCAATAGAAGGTCTAAAGTTTACGAGTTCTAGTAAGCAGCAACTTATGGAAGGTCTTGCAACTGCTATACAACAGGGTAAGATAGGATTCCCTGAAGGTGCAATCACAAATGAACTGCAAGTCTTTGAATATCAGTTCACTGCTAATGGGGTTAAGTACTCTGCACCATCAGGATTCCACGATGATTGCGTAATGGCATTGGCTTTAGCGTGGTCTAATTTTAGCATTAGAAGGGGGTCAGGTAGGTATTCTATGATGTAATTACCGTTCATCAGCTTTATTTACCGTTCATCACAAAGTTTAAAAATAGTTGACAAAATGTTTGGAATGTGTATATATCCTGTACTATATTTGATTTATCAAACAAACCAAAAACCAAAAAATTATGAAAACATTTATTATTTACCTAACAAGTTTTGCAGGATTAGAAAATGAGTATGAAACAAGATATGAAGTAGTTACAGATTGTATTGGTAATGCTTTAAATTATGCAAAAGGACAACATAAAGACAATATATCGGAATATGATTATTGGACATTAGATACAGATAATTGGAATGATTAATTACTATCCCTCAAGAAGTCAGGGGTGCGACTGAACAACGCACATTTATTATGAAAAACAAAAACACACAAGCAGTTATTATTCTTATATTCGCATTCTTAGTAGTTGCGATATATCAAAACATTTAAGAACATATACCACCTCAAGAAATTAACATTTTAAACCAAAATAGTAATTACTCGGACTTGGGGTGGTTTTTTAATTTAATTGCAGTATCTTTACTTAAATCAATAATCTATGTGGGATAAAATAAATGTATGGCAATACCAACAGATTTACAATGCTTTAAATACAAAGGATAAGGATGCAACTGATTTAGACCTAGAAGTCAAATTAGTAGGAATAGTCAACAATATGACTGAAATGCAAATAGATAGCCTTCCTTTGGATGAATACAAAGAGTTGAGTAAAACCATAGCTTTCTTAAATGAGGCGATAGAAGGCACTCCTAAGAGGCATATAAGCATATCACACAATAAGAGGTATAGAATTAATTACGATATTAGTAAGATGCCATTTGCTAGGTATATAGAGAGCAAGGTATTTAGTGAAGACCTGTATGGGAATTTACATAAATTAGCAGCTACGATGGTAATCCCACAGAAGCGCAAGTTAGGTATTTGGTTTGATGACAAGTACGATGCGAGTAAGCATCAGGAATATGCAAACGATATGTTGAACGCAAAGTTTGTAGATGTGTACCATTCGCTTGTTTTTTTTTATCAAGTATACAGAAATTGGATAGAAGTTTCACAGGGTTATTTGGTGAACAAGATGCAGGAAGCAGGGATGAATCAGGAACAGGCGAAAGAGGTGGTTCAAAGTTTATGCACTATTTTGGATGGCAATATTCCACCAAACTTATTGCCGAATACGAAAATTGCAGAGTTAGCGAAGCGTATGAACTAAGTACAATAGAATGTTTAAACATACTGTCTTATTTAAAATCCAAGACAGATTACGATAATGAACAGATAAAAAAGGTAAGATAGTTTTCATAGTTGGATTTTTGGTTATATCCCCATCCCTAAAAAGGTGGGGATAGTTATTTTAAGCCTGTTACACTATTTATTAGTATGAGCATATCCAAAGCACAAGCATTAGCATTAGGGGAAGGTTTTTTAAATACCATAGGAGAACAACCTATGAAGCCTAATGATTTGCCTGTTGCTGAAAGATTGCTTAGAGATTTTGGCTTAGACTTTATTACAACTGCTCAAAAAAATCTAAGAGCAAATGGGTCTATTGCTTCCGGTGCAATTAATGATGTTAGAATGATTGTTACTAAATTTGGTACAAATTATACATTATCATTAGGATATCCTAAATCAGAGAAGGCTTCAAAGTATTGGGATTTTGTAAACAAGGGTGTAAAGGGAACTAAAAATATAAAGGCAGATTCAAAGACACCTTATAAATTTAACCCATCTAAAAAAAGCATTCCTATTTCAGCAGTACAGGGATGGTTAGGATATAATAAATTAAAAACAACTGCAGTAAAACCATATAGAAAATTAGGGGTAGAAGCTAAAGCAATAGATGCTAAAAAGTCTTTAGCTTATGTTGTAGCTAGGTCTATTCATAGAAAAGGTTTAAGGTCAACACATTATTTTGACAATGCGCAAAAAGAAGTATTCGGTCAAAACTTTTATGATGTAATGGAGGCTGCATTAGGTAAAGATATTCAAATTAAAATAAGACAAATCGGTAAAGAAATAAACAATGGCAATAACAATTCAAAGTAGTCCTGCACTTTATTCAAGTATGCACGATGACTTATGGTATGTATCTAGTTCAAATAATGTAAATGCTGCAGGTGTTACTGCATTTAAATTCGTGTATGATGTTTACGTTAATGGTTCACAGGTAAGCAGAACTAAAGTATATCCATCACCATCTGCAGAAGGTAGCTATGGTGTATTTAATCCTTCCCCTATGGTAAGGTCTTTTGTTACTAATTACTTTGAGCCTTCAGGTTCATCAATCTTAGTGGCATCTAATAACAAAATAAAGGTTGATTCTGAAATAAAAATAGGAGAAGAATATGTATCAGGTGGTAACTTAATTACTAACCTAAATATGGCTTCAGGTGCGTTAAGTGCATATAATTATTACCCACCTTTATTCGCAGACATATTGTTTACTAATGAAGACAACCCATTAGTTCTATCTAATTACTATGACAATCTATTAATAGAAAACTTTACAGATGATTGGTTAACAGAAAGGGATACAAATAATATTACGATTGAATACGGAGATAATTTTTATGCAATATTCTTTAGGGTAACTGCAGGTGCTTATTCAGCTAAAATAGATGTCCTTAGTGAAGCAGGTTCTATACTTGATACTGCTAGTGGTTCAATTACTTTTAGCGGTCAGATGAACCTATTTAACTGCTCTGCTGCTAGTATTAATACTTTTGCAGGTAGAAGTTTGATAACAGAATCTGCTTATGCATACGATGTATATATTAAATTAGGTAGTGCAGAATCTAGGAAATTAAGATTTAAACAGAAGTGTTATCCTAAATTTAGACAATACAACCTAAACTTTTTAAATAGGTTAGGCGGTTGGGATACAATGAAATTCGCATTGGTTAATAGAAGGTCAAGTGAGTTCAAAAAAACAAGTTATAGAAAAAACGAATATCAACTATCAGGTAACGCAATGACTAACATTGATGCTTATAATAAGTACAATGAAAGCACTGTCAACTATGCTATCCAACATAAGGATATGTTTCATTTAATATCTGATTGGGTAGGCGAACAGGATTATGATTGGTTAGCACAGTTAGTAGCTAGTTCTATTGTTTATATGGAGGTACAGGGTGCATTCTTTCCTGTTACGATTAGCAACAATAACTATCAATACAAACTAGAAAGCGCAGATAAGCTATTTAATTTTGAAATAGACATTGAAGTATCTAAATATGTAAACAGTCAATTCAGATAATGGTTAGTACAGAAATATACATAGAGGATTACAAGTTAGATTTATCTAAAGAGTTAAGCACAGAATTTACCTATGCCATTGATGATATTATGGATTTCGGTTCAAAGAATACATCATTCTCAAAGACTATTAATATAGCAGGTAATTCTACAAATAACAGAATATTTGGATTTGTATTTGATTTAGGTAACGCTAATTTTACAAATGATAATTTGCCAAATGTCAATTATAATTACAATGCTGCAAGGGCTGCACAATGTAGAATCTTTATAGATAAAATACAGGTATTTAAAGGGACATTAAGAATACTAGAAATTATTATAGATGGCAAAGCTATTGAATATCAATGTTCTGTATTTGGTGAGTTAGGTGGATTTATAACTGCATTAGGAAACAAAAGATTAACAGGAAACATAGAAAATCCTGAAGATGATTTAGATTTTAGCGCATATAATCATTCTTATCTTGAATCAAATATAACTGCTAGTTGGGAGGTATCAGGGGCAAGAGGCACTAACAATAGTTCAGGTTATGGTTCAGGGTATTACTATCCATTGATTGATTATGGAACTTATAGACATACAAATAATAGAGATTATGGTGTATTAACATTTAGACCTGCATTGTTTGTAAAGGAATATTTAGAAAAGATTTTATCAGGTAGTGGATATAGTTACGAATTTCCATTATTAAATACAGATGCTTTTAAAAGACTTATTATTCCACATAATCAAAAAGAATTATCTAATGTTACTAATATACAATTAGTTGCTACACCTTTAGGTAATGGATACACAGGAAATTATAATCAGATAAATATAGAATATAGTTCTAGTCAGTTAGGAAACTTTACTTTAACAAGTAATTATTTATTTACATATACAAGTGCAACAAGTACAACAGTAAATTTAGTTTTACGTTTAGGTGGTATTTATAATCTAGGCAATACAGGAACTTTAAATGTAAGAAAAAACGGTGCTATTATTGGAAGTTATTATGTTGGTTCAGGATTTACAAATCATTATTTTGAAGCAAGTATAGCATTAGATGCAATTACATTTGCACAGAATGATACGTTAACAATAACATTTGATTTAACAAGTTCATCAAGTTATAGTTTAACTGTTTTAGGTGGTAATTTAACACTATCTACTTCATCAAGTCAAGTAGTAAAAGTAAACTATGGGGAAACAATAGATATTAAAAACGTAATACCTAAAGGAATATTCCAAAAGGATTTCTTTTTAAGCATTTGCAAAATGTATAATCTTTATGTCTATGATGATATATTTAACGATAAAAAGATTTATATAAAACCATACATTGACTTTTATCCAACAACAAGTGCTAATGCTTTAGA